ATGGCGGAAAAGCGTCTGCCCACCAAGCCCGACCTTGACCGCATACTGTTGGACCTGTTTTCCGAGGTGCTGGAGGTGGGCGAGCAGAACCGGCTTGCGCGCCCGACCGGCTATTGCCCGTGGGACATCGACGGCGACGCGGACGAGGAGGAACAGGCTATCCAAGCGGCTTGGCAGCCCGAGAACGAAGCCGAGGTCTGGCGCGGATACGCGCAGGTCAACGAGTTCGACGCGATTCGCCCGACCGTCGAGGCGAAGTTGCGCAAAAGCGGCTTCGCCGTTCCCACGATGGACGATGAGTTCCGCCGCTTTCTGCGCCATGCGCTGGCGACCATGGCCGCCGCCCACACCTATGACGCCGAACGGGAGCGCGGCATCTATCAGCCCACCGTTCACCCGTTTGTCGGGCCGATAGGGGTAACGCCTCCATCGGAAATCGGGGAACAGGACGCCCGCCGTCTGCTGTCCGACATGTTCGAGGAACACATCGAAACCAAGGTCAAGGAAGGCCGTTGGAGAACCGATTCGGTCGAGCAGGCCCGCCGCGCGCTTCGGTTGTTCATCGAGTTGAAGGGCGACATCCGATACGCCCAGATGTCAAAGGTCGATGCCAAGGAGTTCCGCACCACTCTGTGCGAACTGCCCGACCGCAGTGGCCGCGACATCTACAAGGGGCTGACCGCCCCGGAAGCCATCGCCCTGCGCAAGAAGATCGTCAAGGCGCTGGCGGACAGCAAGACCGGCGACATTCGAGTTGAGAAGCACCAGTTGCCCCGCGCCAACGCGGAGCGGCTGACGGAGACGCTGACCCCGAAGACGGTCAACAAGCACCTGACCTTCCTGCACGACTTCTACGAATCGTTGAAAAAAGGCGGGTTGTTCGGCCAGCAAAACCCGTTCGAGCACGCCAAGTTTGAAAACCAAATGGTCGAGAAGAAGGCCGAGAACCGCAAATTGTGGACCTCGGCGGACCTCAAGGCGCTGTTCGGGTCGCCCCTGTGGGTCGGTTGCGCGTCGGCGCGTTCCCGATCCACGCCCGGCAAGCAGGTGATTGAGGATGAACGGTTCTGGATACCGCTCATCGGCCTGTTCACCGGAATGCGGGAGAACGAGATTTGCGGGTTGGGCGTGAACGACATTTCCTTCGACAAGGACGCGGGCGTTCACATCTTCCACGTCCGCGAGGGCAAGACCAAGAACGCCAAGCGGTCGATACCGATTCACACCGAACTGGAAAAAATCGGCATCATCCGCTATTGGAAAGAGGCCAAATCCGCAAAAGTTGACCGCCTGTTCCCAAACCTGAAGGGCAATGAAGACGGCGATTACGCCTCAGCCTTCACCAAATGGTTCACGCGCTACCGTCAGGACCTCAGCACTTACGAGCGTTTCAAGGACTTCCATTCGCTGCGCCATTTGTTCAATACGCTGCTGAAGCGGCAGAAAATCGGCGCGGATGACGTGGTTCGCTCGCTCATGGGCCACGCCAGCCAGAACGAGATGAGCGCGATTTACTTCCACGACTACGAGCCGAAGCAGACCGCCGAGGTCCTACTGAAACTCGACGTCGGCATCGACCTGTCGCATCTGCACATGGAAAACCAGCCGCACCGCGTCCGTTTTTTCTCTTTGCCAAACAACGCGGATGCCAAAAATCAAAGGGTTCATATGGCAGAACAATAAGATTTTGCAGCTAATCTATGTTGCGTTATGTGGCCTATATGTAAAATTTTTTACTGAGGAGTTCAGAGATGCCACGGCATAGTAAGCTTGATGAAGCGATGAAAGCTGGTGACTATCTTGAAAAGTTTTTCGACCGCGTTAGGATGGAGAAAATAGAGCGTCTTGTATACGAGGCAAAGGCAAATTCTCTTTCAAGTAATAGTGATGACGCAAATAAAGTAGCTTCATTAGCTCACTCATTTTTCCAGTTTTCTAAAAAATTTGAGAATAACTCTATTCCAAGTTCTCATCCTAGTCCGCAAAAATTCATCAGTTCTGTGGGTCTGTTTTATGGATGGCTAAAGGGTGTTGAGGAAAAATTTGATAATCAATTTGGCGATAATATTCTCCCACAGATCGAGGGGGCATTGGAGGCTATGGAAGAAACTCTTAGGATTGCCGGGGCAGATACGCCATCGCCTTCTATAATTGATATATTAGACAAGGTGATATCTGCGAAATTTGCCCGTCTGGCTAGCTATATGCTCCAGAGAAGGAAGGAAACGGTAAACAATGTATTGTCCGCACGTGAAACTATAACCATAGGAGATGAATACGACGTTCAGGACCTCTATCGGGCCGTTTTGTCGATGTATTGCGATACGATTGTATCAGAGGATTATGTCCCGGCATTCGCTGGAGTTAAGAGGTCGCGCGTTGACCTTTATGTGCCAGAGCATCAACTGTTCGTTGAATTTAAGATGACCAAAGCAGATTTAGGGCAAAAGGAGGTAATAGGACAATTAAACGAAGATAGAGCGCTCTATCCATCTCATCCTGGATGCAGTTTCCTCTATGCGTTCATATTTGACCCAACTAGAAAAATTGCGGATCCGCAGGCAATTCATACTGCGTTTGATGGTATAAATAAAACTGGAGGAGGTAGAGAGATTAAGATGAAAGTTTTTATTCTTCAAGAGCCTGTGGCTTCGTAAAGCGCGTGATGACTGAGGTTGTAATGTCTTTCTGGAGGGCGTGTTGTCCCGGAAACTTCTGGCAGTCTGTTAGTAATTTTGCAGCGTTGGTCGAGACGTATAGGCGACAGTTACTCCTGTTATTTCGGCTGTGGAAGCATCCTGATGCTCTGTCGAGGTGCAGAAATTACCGCTGAAAATCATCCAGCCCCCGCTGGCGCAACGACCAGCCGGGGCGGCGCAGCAGCGACCGCAGCAGCGTCCAATCGGATTCGTCCACCACCGCCGGGCATTCAGCCTGCGCCAGCCACGCGCGGTATTCCTCGTCGCCGGTGGCGACAAGGCGGATGACGCCGGTCAGCACCTTCGCGCAGTGGCCGATCTTCGGCCCCGACGCCCGGACCTTCGCCAGCAGCCGGGCCGTTTCGTGCTCCTTCTGCGTGATGACCCGCTTGGCGTCCGCCAGTTCGGTCGCCAAGCGGGCGTTTTGCTCCTGAAGCGCCTGCACGCTGGCCCGCAGCACGGGCGCTTCCACGGCGGCCACCCGCAGGCGTTCCGCTTCGCTCACCGTCATCTCGATACGTTCCAGCATCGCCGCCCGCTCCTGCGCCTGTCGTTGAACTTCCCGGTATGCAGCGCGGGTCAGCCGCCGCCGCTTGGGGCCGGTGCGCAACAGCCCATGCCGCGCGCCCACGGCCCGCTGAAACCCGTCCTGCATCCGCCGTATCGCCTCGCAATAGGCCCGATTCTGCGCCGCGCGGTCGCCACCGTCGGCGCGGCACCGCTCCCGCGCATCAATGCCGGGATGCACCGCCTGAACGTCGAGCCGCCCATCCGCCCCAAGGTCGGGCGCAAGGTAGAAGTGCAGGTGCGGGAACCGCTCATCCTCATGCCGGACGGCGCTGACGACCCGGTGCCCGAAGGTCTGCCGCAGCCACGCCAGCGTGTCCGTTTCCCAGCGCCGCCAGCGCTGGCGGTTCTGTTCGGTCATGTCCGCCAGCGGAACCGGGAAACTCGCCACCCCGGCGACCAGCACCGGCGCATCCTTGCGCAGCCGCCGCCCAGCCCCGTCCTTCGCCTTGTCCGCGTTGTCGGTCGCCAGCGCTTCCACCTCCGCCAAGGGCAAGCCCATGACCAGGGTGGGCGGCTGTGGCGTGGCGACATGCGGGCAGGCCGCCGGTTCGCGTCCGGCTTCGGCCAGAATGTCCCGCATCGACCAGCGTGTGCTCATCGCCTTCTTCGGCACGCTGCGGCTGACGGTATCGAGGTGCAGAAACTGATAGGCCATCGTGGTTCCCCCTCTCGAACCGCGATGTGTGCCTGTGCGGAGTCGCAGCAACCTAAAAGTTTATCGAATCCGATTAAATCTAGCGACCGATTAAATCTAGCGACCGACTATGTTTGTTGCACAAACGTCGGGTCTGCGACGCGGGCCGCGCTGGCGCGCGGCGCACACGGACGCCAGCGGGCGCTGGCCATCCGTGCGCGTGTGCGCCGGGCGTCAGGCGGCGAGATCGTCCTCGTCATCCTCATCGTCGTTGGCCGCGCTCATCAGCGCCTCGACGGCGATGAAGCGGTCATCGACCGCCGAGACGAGGTTGCGGGCCGTCAGGCTCTTCCGCGCGTCGTCGAACGCCGACGCCCGTTCGACCCCCACGCCGACCGCCTTCGCCGCCTTCCGCCACTCGACGCTGGTCAGCCCAGCCGGGCCAGCGGCCTTCAGCGCGTCCAGCGCCAGCAGGTGATGCGCGGGCAACGGCTTCGCGGCCCGCGCCGGTTGGCCCGGCAGTCCCACATCTTCAACGTGGACCGCGACGAGGCTCGACAGCGGCAACCCTTCGGTATCGACGCCGAGATCCACCGCATCCAGGCGGAACGTGGACGTGAACTCCCGCCCGTCCTTCTGCTTCTCGACCGTCGTCAGAACCGTTCCCGGCTGGTCGCCGCGCCGGACCCGAATCACCGTGTCCGCGTTCGCGCGCAACGAACTATGTCCGCGCAGCCCCCGCCCGGTGTCCTTGCCCTGGTGATGGACGGTCAGCACCGCGCAGTCGAACGCCTTCGCGATTCGAGCGCAACTTTCCATGTACTTTCGCACGTCGCGCGAAAGATTCTCATCGCCGTCGCCGAAGCAGGTAGCCAGCGTGTCGAAGATCACGAGCGAGATCGGCAGGTTGAACTGGCTCTGCCAGTGCTGGATGGAGACGATCAGGGCGTCCAGGGACGACGTGTCCAGCATGTTGATCGCCTGATTGCCCAGCATGAACGGAATCGTTGATGATGACCCCGACGTCTTCAGCCATGCCGAGATGCGCCCATTCAGCCCGTGTTGCCCTTCGCCCGCGATGTAGACCGTGATGCCCTGTTCGGCCTTTCGGCCCCACGCCCCCTGACCCGACGCGATGCCCAGCGCTGCGCCCATGGCGATGAACGACTTGAAGGTTCCCGACTCGCCATACAGAAAGGCGACGCTGTTCCGGCTCAACACGCCGGGAATGACCGGCTTGCCAGCCGGGATGCTCTTGTGCTGGTCGATGGTGAACAGCGGATACATTGATGATGACAGGCCCGAGACGATCGAGGCGGTGCCGGTCGCGGTGTTGTTCGTGTTCGTCGTGGTCATGCTTCGTTCCTTCGCGTTCGTGTTGCCGGTTCGTTCCGATCCGGCAAGCACTCTATGGGGTCGGGAGATGCGAAGGGGCGACCCAGCCAGAACGAAAAATTGACGGCCCCGCCGTCTACCGAACCGCAGTTCGGCTTTCTCGTTCTTGAACAGATAAGGCGCGTGTTCGTTTGGACCGCCCCCACGGTGGGGCGGTCCAAACGAACACGCGCCTTATCAGATGAGTTGAAATAACCACGAAACTGTGGCACTTGTCAAGCGTTTTGATCGGCTAAGTCTTTGACGAGACAGGGTGTTTCTGTGTTGCAGAGGGTCCCTCTCCCTCCGCCACGAAATCAGGCCAGAGCGTTGATTTTCCTAGAAAATCCGCTCTGGCCTTTTTCGTTCCCCCACAGTTTGCCCCACACTTTGCGGCGGATTGACGCCGCTGTTGGCGGACATTTGCGGACGAAACTGCTTCAGGACGCTTGCTGACAACGGACATGGGCTTGGGGGGCGGCCGTGGTATGCCATGCTAAACCTTCTATATCCGTTGGTTGTGGTCTGGGTTGAAAATTTCTGATATTCTCGGCATCATATTCTCTAGTTCGTTTAGTGATATGATAAAAAATCCTATAGTGTGCAGGCCGCTATAAACAACATCGAAGGTTTTTTCTGAGTTTTGGTTGTTTCTGTCAAAAGACCATAAGCCATTATTTGTGTCCAATTTCCCAAATGCCATTAATGTTCCTAGACAGTTCGGATGACTAAATTCTGAAAGCTTTTCGTAGTTATCAGAAATTCCTGGATACTCCTTGTTCATTCGCCCTATCATTGTAATGACATTTACTGATTTATATTCTTCAAATTGCTTTACCCATTCTTCTATACGTATCGCGTTCATCCTCTTCAATACGAGTTCCTTAATCCCTGCGCGATCCATTTTGGCTTCGAGCTGAGAAAGATTATGGTAAAAATCGTAGAATGTTACCACGGTCTCTAATACTGCTCTTGAAAGTGTAATTGAGGAAATCGCATTTCCATTATTCCACATCGACGTAGAGCCATTCGATAGTGTATGTATCCTATATGCACAGGATTGGATGAACGCGCGTATGTTGAATACAGTTTTCGGTGTGATTTTTCCTTGTCCATTTAGATTGATGGAACTTGCCATCCTTGTTTCTATTTCTCGCATGCATTTGTTGGCATATTCTGCGCGCTCCCAGCTGCCGCTAACTCTTTCGACCGCTTCCTTTTCAAACATCTTTGTTGCTCTAAATTTAATTGATGGGGCGGGAAACAATACAATTTTGCTGCGTCGATGTCCACGCAACTATGGTCTGACTGTCTGGCTTAGCTAAACGAGACAAGCATCTCTCGAAGACGTACCAGTGGCGATTGCTACACGAGCAAGAGGTCGTCCCACTCCTCGGCATCCTCCTTGTCGTCACCGCCGATGACCAGGAAGCCGTCCGGCCGATCTGCGGTCTCGTAGATGCTCGGGCCATCGTCGCCGGCCAGAATGCGGCCTACAGCCATAGCGGCCGCAACGGCACCGTCGATCCGGCCCCGTGCCTTCTCCTTCGTGAACTTCTCGTTCTCGGCCGCGTCCTTCTCCGCCACCACGTTGGCGAAGCACATCCGCAGCACAGGGTTGGCGCCGTGGCGGAACTCGCCCCCCAGGATGGCGCGCTTCAGCTCGCGCACCGGCGCGGCCATGCTGGCGAAGCCCTGCCCGAAGGTGGCGACGGTGATATCCTCCCGCTGCAACGCGGTGGTGACGGCGGTGGAGTTCCATCGGTCGATGGCGACCTCCTGAAGGTCGAACCGCTCGGCCAGCCCAACCACATGGGCAATTACCGCGTCATAGTCGATGCGGTTTCCCTCCGTGATCGTCAGGAAGCCGGCGTCGCGCCAGCGCAGGTAATCGGCCCGGTCCTTCTCGGCCTTCTTTCCCAACGCGGCCTCGGGCAGGAAGAAGGACGGCACTACGTCATAGCTGCGGCCGTCGCCCTCGCCATCAGGGAACACGGCGACCACGGCCGTCAGGTCTTCCACGCTGGACAGGTCCACGCCCACCCAGCACGCCCGGCCGATCAGGTCTTCCGAGTCGGTGGTCGGCTCGGCCTTGTCGTAGGTGGCGAGGTCCATCCACGGGTTGGACGCGCCTTCCTGCCACTGGTTCAGGTGGAACCGGCGGAAGTCGGCGATCTCGGCCGGGAAGTGCTCGATCCGGCGGGCCTTGATGCGCAGTTCCTCCAGCGAACAGAAGCCGGCGTCGATAGCCGGGTTGGCCGCGTGCCAAGCGCTTTCATCCCGCCAATCGGCTTCCGGGTCCGCCGCGAAGATGATCGGGGCGAAGGTCGGGTCGTCCACCTCGCCGCGCGCCACGGCAAGGCTGTAGCTCCACAGGTCGTGGGCAAGCCCGCCCTGTCCTTCGCCGGCCGTGGAGATGACGACGGTGAGCGGTTCCTCGCGCTTCACCATGGAGTCCGTCACCACCTTGAACAGCTTGCGGCCCTCGGCCACCGGCCACGCATGCACCTCGTCCGCCAGGAAGAACGAAGCGTTCATGCCGTGCTTGGAATAGGCTTCGGACGAAATCGCCTTCAGGGTCGAACTGGTCTTCGTGTGGTTGAGGATCTTCCGGCTTTCGATGGAGCGGACACGGCGCAACAGCGCGTCGTCCTGCTTCACCATCTCCCACGAGTGCTTGAAGGCAATGCCGGCGTTCTCCCGGTCGGCGGCGGCCTGGATCACCTGCCCACCGGCCTCGGCTTCCGGCCCCAGGAAGTGCGCCAGCGCCAGCGCAGAAGCGAGCGTCGTCTTGGCGTTGCCACGGGGTATCCAGATGCAGGCGAGGCGCACCAGCCGCCGACCGGCGTCGGTGGACGGGCCGTAGATGCGGCGCACCACCGCCTCTTGGAACGGGTGCAGGTGGAACGGCTCGCCCGCGAAGCGGCCTTCCCACAGGCGCAGCATGCGGACGAACCGGGACACCTTGTCGGCGCGGCCGGTCGGATCGGGGTACAGCCCCGGATCAGGCGAGAAGATCGGAATCCCAGCCATTGCCCTTGTCCTCTTCGGTCTTGCCCTTGGTGCCTTGCCGGTGCGGCGTGAGCGCCAGCTCGGCCGCCAGCAACCGGGCTTCGCGCATGGCGGCTTGCTGCATCTTGAAGGCCGGGTGCGGCTTGGGGCCGTTCTCGGTGGAGACCATGCGGCCTTCCACGCCCATCAGCTCCTCGAACTCCCTCACTTGCCCGGCGGCGACGCAGTAACTTTCCAGCGTCGCCATGGCGTCGGCGGTCAGCAGCTTCCGGCGGTGCAGCTCCGGGGCGGAACGCTTCCATTCCCGCTTGGCGTGGACGGTCAGCCAGGACGGCGGAGACGGGCACCGGCCGGGCGCGGCGCCGCCCTCGATCACCTTCAGGTTCGGTTTCCGGCCCTTCATGATGAAAATCCCCAATTTCGGCGTGTGTGCGCGCAAGACCCCCCAACGGTCCCGGTCCCCTCGGTGAGAAATTCCGACATGCCTATCCCCTCCGACGCTTCGGGCCGCCTTGGTCGCGGCGGGTCCGCGTCGAGTGGTGGGAGTGGCAGAAGGGGCGAAGGTTCGTCGGGTCCAACCGGCGGTGCGGCGCCTCCTTGACACTGACGATGTGGTCCACGTCCTCCGTGGGGCAGCCACAGCCGGGGACGCAGCACACGGGGTGCGTCTTGACGAACTCGGCACGGACGCGCTCCCACGCCGCGTCATAGCCACGCTGGCGAGCGGTCCCTCGGGCGGCGTCATAGGCTTTGGTGCAGCGTGGGCACTTCTGGCCGGCGGGGACCAGCGAACCGCACTTGCAGGCACGGGGCGGAGCGTAGGGCATAGCGTCACCCGGTGAAGTCGATTTCGAGGCGGACGGCGGTGGTGCCTATCGGGATAGGCCACGCGAAGGTGATGGTGCGCTGTGAGCCGTTCCAGTTGATCTTGTCCGTCGTGCGGATCGGCAGCGGGAAGCCGGCAGTGAGGAACGGTGTAGGCGATAGGATCGCGCGGTAGTTTCCCTGCGAAGAGGACGAGCCCGCTCGGATGGTTTGGGCTGTTAACCCGAAGACCTTGGCCTTACAGGAGACGGAAATGGTGGGTGTGCCCGGCCGCACCACCGTCACGTCGGCGCCGGATTGAGCAAGGGCACGGTCAAGGGCGTCTGTTTCTGTGGGCATGGCGTCACCCGAACACAGCGAGACGATGCGGGGAGAGGAGCCCGGCCACGTCAGACGGAAGCGCGGCGCCATCACCGAAGCCGCCAACCCAATAGGAGGTGGACAGAACCCCGTCGATGTCCTCGGACTTCACCAGGGGGTCACGGGTTCGGGCGAACCACTCTGCCTTGACCAGCAGTATGGTTGCCCGCTCCACATCCTCGGGCAGGGTCGCGCCAGCGGCGCCGGGAAGGATGTAGCCGGCCGAGTAGTCCACCACGATCTTGCCCGCTGGCCTGTGGCGTCCATCGTCTCCGTGTCCGATCCGGTGAGCCGGTAGACGAACCCCACGTCGTCCTCGGTCTCATAGTCGCCAGCGGTCAGCGTGTTGCCCGTCTCGGACACGGAGACGATGGACGCCACAGGCCAGCGCGACAGGGACAGGGTTTCGGTTGGTGCCAATAGGCGGAACGTCTCCCGCACCGTTTCCAACGCGAAGGTGCGACCGCACCAGCGCCGAATGGTGGCGCTGGCACGGTCGATCACCTCCGACAGCCAATCGTCATCCGCCGTGCCGGAAAGCTTCAGCTCCGTCTTGACGGCGGCCAAAGTGGTAAGCTGTTGGCTCACGGCCGGGGTGATGACGGTCAGCATGGCGTGCCTCACGCGGGCGGGTTGGCGGTGGGCGCGTTGACCGGGTGCCCCAGGATCGCCACGGCCCCCAGGTTCGCCGCGCTAGCGTTGCCGGTCGGCGTGATGGTGAGGCGCTGGTACCGCTTGCCCCCGACATAGCCGACCTTCCGCGCCTTGTTGTCGTGGGCGAAGGTGAAGCCGGCCAGCGCCTCGGTTCCGACCAACAACTCATCGGGCACGGCCAGGGCGTCCGACAGGTTGGCGGCGTCGCCATGTTCCACCAGCACGGAGAAGGTGGCGTCTGCGTCGGCCAGCGTGCCGGTGAGGATGACGAAGGTCACGGAGCCGTAGCCCAGGCTGTCCACGATGGCGGAGACGACGGCGGTGTTGTCGCTCGTCGCCACGCTCGGCGGGATGATGTTGACCGGGGTGATGTTGTTCAGCAGGTCGCGCATGGGTGTTCCTCCTTCAGCTCGCGGCCACGATTAGCTTGCGCAGCGCCTCGGACTTGCGGACACCACCGGCAACCCGCTTGCGGGCATGGAAACGGCACTTGCCCTTGGTACGCTGGGTCAGATCGTCGCGCAGCAGGTAGAAGCCCACGCGGTCGAACACCCGGTAGCCTTGGGCGAAGTCGCCGAAGATGATGGGGATGGCGCCGCCGGCCACGTCGGGCATGTCGGGCAGTTCCACCACCGGGCGCCCCAGGATGGTAGTGACGGGCGAGCCGGCCAGCCCGGTCATGGACAGCAGGTATTCGCCCGTCGTGGTCTTCAGCTTGCGGCAGGCGCCCAGGGTGGTGGAGTTCATCCCCCACACGGCATTGGTCCGGTAGGGCGACGGCAGGGCGTGGAACAGGTCGATCAGCGAGTCGGGGAGGATCTTCGCTGCGTCGCCCGTCACCACGCTGGGGATGGTGGTGTCCGACATGAAGCCCATGGGGCGCTTCACACCGTTGCCAGAGACGAAGGCTTGCCCTTCCGCCTGTCCGAACTCTTCGGCGAGGTCGCCGGCCAGCTCGGCGAAGATATCGACGGCGGCGTCCTCCAGGGTGGAGAAGGCCACGTCCACATAGGCGGTCAGTTCCTTCACCTCATAGGCCGACTTGCCGTAGCGCGAGCCGGTCTCGGTGTCCTCCCGGTCCTCCAGCTCCTCCACCCACGTCGCGGTGGGACGGCCGATGCGCTTGGGCAGTTCCACCGAACCGCGTGTCGTGTTGCGCACGGTGGCGAACTGGCGAACCGGCGACCACAGGACGATGTTCTTGTCCACCTCGGCGATGAACTCGGCCGGCGCCAGATAGCCGGCGCTGGTGTCGTCGCCCGTGCGCAGGGTCTTCACCTCGGTGTAGTCCATGCCGGCGGTGCCGCCCCGGAGGTAGTTCTCAAACGCCTTGCGCTCGGGAGCCTCGGCCCCCTTGGTCTCCGTGGTGGGCGCGGCGCCCGGCCGGCGGAGCGCGGTCTCCACCTTGCCCAGACGGTCGGTGATCGGCGCCAGCGCGGCGGTGATCGCGGCCGTCATCTTCGTCTCGATGCCGGCCACCAGCTCGGCCGCCTTGGTCTCCACCGTGCCGTTGTCGGGCGCGGCCGTGGTCTCGTCTTCCATGGTGCTCTCCTCAAGAATGGCCGCGCCAGCGGCCGGGAAACTCTTCACACTGGTGATGCGGGCGGACGGCGCGGCGGGCACGGCGACGAGCGACACCTCCAAGAGGTCCACCTCGTCCAGCCGGCGGACACCGCCGGGAAGCCGCGTCGCCTTCACCGTGCGAAAGCCGATGCTCAAGCCGGTGACGGCCTTGGTCTTGGCGAAGGCATAGGCTTCGTCGCCCGTGGTCGTGCCCAGCGCCAGCCGGCCCGAGACCTTCAGCCCTTCCGGGGCTTCCTCCATCGTCTCCCAGGTGCCGGCCACGGCCGCCGGGTCGTGGCTCAGCTGCATGGCGGGCATGGTGCCGCGCGCCTTGTGCTCGGCCAGCGAGCGGGCGAAAGCACCAGGCGCCACGATGTCCCGCACCCGGTCGGGCGCACCGCCGAACGGGGACGCAAGGCCGTTGATCACCCCGGCGTCGGACGGAGCGAACTTGAATTCGAGGTCAAGCCGCTCCATTGCCGGCCTCCGTGCTGGTGGTGCCGTTGGTCGGGGCGGGCGCGGTGTTGACCGGGCGCATGAAGGTCTCGCCCCCGGCGTAGGGGGCGCGGTTCTCCATGGAGCGGGCCTCGTTCGGATTGAGCACGCCCGCGTTGATGGCCTTGCTGTATGCCTCGAAGCGCGCGGCGATGTCGGCGCGGGCGAGGTCGTCCACCAGGAACTCGAAGTAGTATTCGCCCCGTTCCTCCGGGGTCAGCAGCGTAATCGCCAGCGCGTCGCACCACAGGCGCAGGATTGGCAGCATGCAGAAGGTGAGGAACTGTTGCCCCATGCTTTCCGCGTTGGCGTGGGTGGCGCGGTCCATCTCGCCCACCATGTGCAGCGGCACGCGCCAGAAGCGGCTGACTTCCTCCACCTGAAAGCGGCGCATCTCCAACGTCTGCGCATCCACGCTCGACAGTTGGAGTTGCTGGAAGTCCATGTCCTCTTCGAGGATCAGCGTCTTGCCGGCGTTGGCGGCCCCGCCGAACCATTGGGTGAAGGAGACGCGGAGCTTCTTCATCAGCTCGGGCGTCACCTTGCGCTTGTGCTTCAGGATGCCAGACGGCTTGGCGCCACGGCCGAACAGCCCGCCGCAGTGGGTTTCCAGGGTCAGGGAAAGGCCGATGGCTTCACGGGCCAGCGTGACGGGCGAAGCGCCCTTATGAACGTCCAGCCCAACGCCCCGGATGTGCAGGATCTCCGAACGGTCGTAGTCGCGCGCCAGCCCGGCCCCCGTGGCGACGGTGTAGACCGGAACCATGGTGCGCGGGTCTTGCCGGACGGAGACGGTGCGCGGGTCCAGCGGGATCAGCTCGGCCACCCGCCCGGCTCCGTCGCGGTTCACGAAGGCATAGGCGTTGCCGTAGGTGGCGAAGTGCGTGCCCAGCACGAGACGGAACTCGCTGGCCGGGGTCCACGGGTTGGCGGCTTGCGTGACCAGGGGGTAGACGGGGTGGTCGGTGGCGCGCTCCCGGTCGTCCGGCCCCTTCTTGCGGTACAGGTGCGGGGTCAGTTGTTCGACGGTCTCGGCGATCACCTTGACGCAGGCGAAGGCGACGGAACAGCCCATGGCGGTTTCCGGGGAGACGGAAACGCCCGCTGCGGTCGGCAGAGCACCGCCGGTCAGGACTTCATAGCCACCAGCGTCTTTGCGCTCGTAAGGCAATCTCTGCCTCAGCCAACCAAACATGAAAAGCCTGCCACGTCAGAAACGGCAAGATCATTCTACACGAAATAGGAAAATTAGCAACACACGGAGACAGTATTCCGCTAACGTCCGCTTTGGTACGCCTGTGTTTTTATTTGTTTGTTAGGGGGGGCGTACCGACGCACTTCTATCTCCGCGCGCCGAACACCTCAGCCCACGCCCGACGCTCAGCGTCGGAACGGGATAGATGCGCGTCGAACTCCAGAATGGCCGCGCGCTCCTCGAAGTCGTCCAGGCGGTCGAGAAAGTCGGGGTAGCTGGTCAGCAGGTGGACCAAGCCGGCCTTCTCCGCACGGACGGCGGCGATGATGGCGGTGGGCAACGGCACCGATGCCCGGAGCCGCAGGTTGCCGCCATCGACATGGACGGTCGCGCCTTGATCGCGGATCGCGCGCAGCACGGACACGGCTGTCATATCGTCGTCTCCCAAAGGCTGGAGCCAGAGAGTGGGGGCAAATCAGCGTCCCCAGCGTCCACACCGTCCCCGGTGCCGCCAAGCTCTAGAGATTGCTTTGTTTTTTCGGGGACGGTGCTGGACGGCGCAGCGTCCCCAGCGGGGACGGTCAGCGTCCCCACCTCCACCCGGCGGATTCGGATCGCCCGCTTCTTATCGGCACCACGGCCGATATGCTGGTCGAGTTCGATCTCGACACCCAGCGCACGCAGGGCGGGCGCGACGCGGCGAAGACGGTTCGACAGGCGCGTGCCATCCTTCGGCCACACCTTATCCCGTGACACCTCCAACGAGACCTTGGCGTTGATCTCGGCCAGAAGCGCGGTCGCCGTGGCAATGTAGGTGGACCGCTCCGACGCTATCTCCAGCACGGCGGCGGCCAGCGGATCGGCCTCGACAGCCTCTTCGACACCGCGCGCGCGGTTGGTCTCGTAGGCGGCAACGAACTGGTCGGGCTTCCACCCGAAGGCCGGGAAGCCGGCGGCGGACCACAGGGCGAAATCGGCCATGCGGGGCAGGCGCGGGAGCGTCACCGTGGCGCGGTTGCGCAACGCCACCGACACGCCGTCGAACAGCGCACCCAGGATGCGCGGCGCGGCGGCGTCGAACTCCGACCAGAACGCGGCTTCCGGCCGGCGGGCCTCCGCCGTCATCGCCGGCAGGGTCAGGGCAACGGCTCGGTCGGCCAGATCGGGGCGGGATACCAGCGCGGGAATGCCGTTCAGCAGGACCGGGCGGCACACGTCGATCAAGACTTCCTCGTTGTTCGTGTAGAGCGCCCGTGTGGCGAACCCGCCCCCGGTGGCGATGCGGCAGAACCAATCCGATTGGTCGCCGTCGATGAAGGACAGGTTGTCGTAACCCAGCACCCAGCCGTTGCGCGCGGCAATCAGCGCGTCGCGCTCGTCCTTCGGCGGAGAGCGCAGATCGGCCGCGTTCGGATCGACCAGCCGGCGCAGCACGCGGCAGAACGTGGACTTGGCGGCGCCCTGTTCGCCGTTCACCACCATGACGGGGAACGGCCCCTTGCGCTTCAGGCAAGCCACGATCCAGGCCACGGCGAGGCGGAAGTCTTCGTCGCTCCCGATGTTGAGGAAGGGGCGCAACTCATCAATGCGGCCACCCTTCTGCGGCACCGGCAGGGCGCGCAGCCCGGCCGGGCGGATGAAGGGGCACGGCGGGCGGGAGACGACGCTCCAGCCGTCCGGCCCGATGATGACGGCGGACCAGTCGGGCGTGCCCAGGTCGATGACGACACGGCCTTCGTGCTCTCCGACGCGGACGGCGGGCACCTTCTCCGCCCCGTTGCAGGCGATGGCTTCGACGCTGTTCAGCGCGTCGGCAAGGGCCTGAGACGACGGTGAGCCGGGGATGGTGATCTTCGTGTCGCCCTCGGCGACCACCTGCTTGTAGCGGGCGCCGTAGGTCTTCAGCAGGTGGCGACGGTAGGCGCTGGAGCGGACGGCAAAGCTTTCGAGATGCCCGTCCACCTCCACGGTGGCGTAGGCGACATGATCGGCGTCGCGCCACAGTTCGCCGCGCGTCGCGCACAGGATCAGCTTGTCGCGCTGGGACAGCCCGTCGTCATCCTCACCACCAGAGGGCGGCGTGAACTCCGGTGCGGTCTCGATGATCTTGCGAACGTCGTCAGGCATGGGCGATCTCCGCAGCCGTGGCCGCGCGTAGGATGTCGTTGAAATCCGTGTCGGGGACGGGAGGCAGGGCGAGGCGGACGCGGCGGCCTTCGGCATGGAACCGGCGGGCGGCGGCCTCGGCCTTGCGCTGCCCCACGCCGTTGGTGTCGTGATCGACCAGGATCACCACCTCGGCCACCACGGGCGGCAAGATCAGATCGACCAGATTGCCGGCGGAGAAGGCGGCCCAGCCGGGAAGGCCGGTTTCCTGCATCCCCGACAGGACGGTCTCCAGTCCCTCCCCGACCAGCAGAGTGGAGCCAGCCGGGGCAAGCCGGATCGCGGCGCCCTTCAGCGGCCCCAAGGTCATCTTCGGGCTTGGCACGGCGGCCTTGTCGGCGCCGCCGGGAGCGAGGAAGGTGCGGTGGATTGCACACACCCGGTTGCCGGGATGCAGGGCGAAGGCGGCCACCATGCACGGGAACCGCCGGCCGGTCGGCGCGTGCTTGGCGTTGGGCAGAAAGCGGATAGTCGGTGGCACGGGGAACCGGATCGCCCGGTTGCGGAGATAGGTCTCAGCGTCCGTCCCCATGGCGGGGAGGGTCTGGCTCCAGAGGTCCAAGGCGGCCTTCCGCTTCGCGTCGGGATCGGCCGCGACGGTCGGTTCACGGCGGGCCGGCGGGGTCCACGTCCGGTCAGGCTCGCCCGCCCATAGCCCTTGGGCGCGAAGGGCCTGGATCACGTCGGCTTGGGAGCACCCGCACGCATGGCTCTTGACCAGCACGCGGCCTTTGTCTTCCTCGACGGTGAAGCCGGACGGGTAGCCGCAGCTCGGGCAACGGCCGCTGTAAGTCCGGCCGGCGCGGGCAAGGCCCAGCGCCTTGGCGATGCCGGCGGCGTCCATCTCAGGCCCTTCCCGCTTCGGCACGCCAGACGAGCGTGATCTCGGCGGCGAGCTGGTCAAGTGTGCGGGCAGCCGGCGCCGGCGCGGGAAGCCGCAGGGCGTGGGCGGGTTCAGCCCACAGGCGGCGGAACTGCCGGTTCTCGGCCGGGTCACTCTGGCGAAAGAAGTCAGACGCGGCGCGCATCGGCTCAGCCCTCCACATTGCCGGCCAGACGCGCCAGGAAGTCGGCGGGCGAGTCGGTGATGATCCGGCGGCGTCCCACCGTGACGAAGCGGATCAGGCCGTCGCCCATCAGCTCGTATGCCTTGGAGCGGCCGATACCGGCCCCATAGCAGAACTCCGGGACGGAATAGCCGGCCTTGGCGACGCGGCTCGGGTCGATGGCCTTGCCCCTCTGGCGAGGGTGGCTATCGGTGGAGTCCAGGCAAGCCGGGAACGTCTGCGGCCGAGGGGTGTTCCCCGGCCGCCCGTTCAGGGTCGTCATTTGTATTTGTCCTATTTTCTAGGGAGTGATTAACAGCGCTTCAGTCTTCCTCGCCGATCTCTTCAAGAGCATCGACAACGCGTTCTGCAATCGAGCCGATGCTAACGTAGATGACCGCATCGGGGATTTCGGGCTGTTCGCCAGCGCCGTTGTAGACGCAGTGCTTCCAACCATTCTCTTCACGCCAAACAAAGAGAACCGTATGGGACAGCGCAGCAACCAACGCTCTCGGGGGCGTATTCTTGTAGGTCAGCAAGAGCATGTGCGGAACGAGAAAGCCACCAACAATCAAGCTCGCCAACTCCACAGGCACGCAAAATTCCACCAGTCGCCGAATGACAGCGAGGCGGAATGCATCCCACACGGAGAACTGGCGCCACTTCTGGCCCTCTCGTTCCTCATTCGCTTCGAGCATCACCTGCTTTCGGTCGAGCCAGTTGCGGATGACCTTCGCGTTGCCGCCCGTGGCGTAGACGACGCTTGAAAACCGATACCGCTTATCAGAAATCGGGTTGACCATTTTCACCTCCGTTGAGGCGAATATAGCAACGCGCCGCGGTCGCGTCAAGAACGCCTCTGCTGAGGAAATTTACGTCGATGGGGCACCCGTTGGCGTGGCGCCAATATGACAAAAGGGGCCGGCGGAGCCGGCCCCCTTGGGTTCAGGCTGCGGCTACCAGGGCCGTGCCGGGGCCGTCGTCGTCCGCCTCTCGGAAGTCATCCTTCAGGATCTTCAAGGAACCCGCCGCAATGTCGTTCTTCGCGGCCAGGGCCTTGAGTGCCCGATGGACGCGCAGGCCCAACAGCATCAGGTCCATGGAGTCCACAAGATCGCGCTTGTCCTCTTCCGTTACCTCCCGGAAGTAGCGAAGGAAGGTGCTGTCGCTCTCCGAAAGTCCATCGGCCCCGCGCGGCTCCGCTAGGCTCCGTTGCCGGTTCTTCTCTTCCTCGTCGTAGGCGTTCGTCTCTTTGAAGATGCGGTCGTAGGTCTTCCACTGCTTCGCCAGCTTCTCGTTTTCGTAGCGGGCAGAACAATCCTTCGACCACCGTTCCATGATGCCGGCGGTTTCCTCGACGGTCAGGCTAACCGCCGTCGCCAGTTCCGGGGGCAGGTTCGGAATGGACGCCTTCAGCGACTCCATGGTGCGGACGGCCGGGTGCTCCGGGTCGTCGTAGCCGTAGTGGTCGCTCGCCTCGTACGCCAGAAACGCCAGCTTCATCACCGCGCCAGCCGCGCTGTGGACGGGGGCGTCGGCCAGTAAGTCGCACGCCTCCCGCTCAGCCTTGTCGGCCGCCTCGTTGTCGTCGTCGGCCCGGAGGATGGTGCAGGCTTCCCGCCACTGGCGGAACGCGGTCAGCATCGTCGCATCCCGATCCTGCGGGGTAACGGCCAGGGCAGTACCGCCAGCGGCCCCCACGGTGGCAACGGCAGCAGCCCTGCCCAGCAGATGGCGGCGGGAAACAGGCAGAGTCGTGGTATTCTCGGAACCAGCCATGGTCCGTAGCTCCTATACAGCTCGGGTTGTGGTCAGGTCGGGCCGGGCGCTACCAACACCCGGCTCGGCCGCTTGCCGATATCCAGCAAGTTCGGTACAATGTGCGCAAGTTGGATGACGGCGGTCAAGGAGAACTTGCGCACATGGTGCTGAACTTCATGGGGGGCGAATGACGCCCGCTCAATGCCGGATGGCTAGAGCCGCCCTAGAGCTTGGGGTGCGGGATGTTGCCAAGCTGGCGGATGTTGCCCCTAGTACCATCACACGGCTTGAGCGTGGCGAAACCCTATACCCACGAACTGTTGATACAATTCGTGCGGCATTGGAAGCAGCCGGCGTTGAATTCATACCGGAGAACGGCGGGGGAGCCGGGGTAAGATTGAAGAAAGGATAAACGACCATGCAGTCTACCGGCGCAGTTATTTTCATTTCCCGAAACCAAGGTATGGTTGTCGTTCAACATGATGACGGTTTTGCAGTTGTCGAATTGCTTGGAGATGAAGGTGAGCTTGAAGTCGGTGACAGAGTGAGCGGCGATTGGGATGCGCTTGGTGGTGAAACGATTCGCGCATCACGACTCCAACGCAACATGGATGTCTACATGCAAGGTTCCTGGGGTTTCCGTGACCATGCTATTCGCATTGCGAGAAACACTGGCGGCGGCTAACTGGACTCCTTCCCAAACGCAAAGAGCCCGCCACGGCAGGGCCGGGCCGGCTCGATACACTTCGGGTGTTGATGGCCCCATGTTCTGCATATGTTCGCATGTTGTCAAGTGCTTATCGACGGGCTTGGCGCGTCGCAAGGGAGGCAATTGAAATGAGCAAAAAAGATAGTTCTGTCGATCAAGCTTTAGAAACTCTGCATAGAGCGACAGCAATATTAAAGTCTGTTGAGCAGTTTTTTGAGTGGCTTGGCGATGCTTCGTCGCGGGCTTATGCTAGGTATGATGCGTCGAATGAAAGGGATAGATTAAGAGGATATATCGCGGACACTGTTTTCATATATCATAGAGCTAACCCATCGTATAGTGCGCGAGTTGGAGATTGGATCGCTAATTCTGATCATGGTAATTGGAAGAAGCTTATAGAGGCTACTAAATTCACTTTAGCCGGCGTATCGGGACTTCTTAGGAAACTTGAGCATGAAAGTGGCGACTTTGTGCTTTGTGAGGCATATGTTAGCCTCGTCCGTGATCTGAGTGGCATGGAAATTGTGCTTAAACGCGTTGTCGAACTGTCAAACGAGGATGACATATCTCGTTTAAACAATCTTCCAAAACTCAAATGCGCTTTTGATGAGCTTTACATTAATTTAGGTTCATCTCGGCAGAGCATTATTGACTATTTTGATGGGCGCCCTCGAAGGGCGCTTGGATAAGAGAAGCGGAAAGACTTTTACGATTTTGGCGTGAGCCCCAACGGATGCCGTGGGGACGCTGAACGGGGACGCTGGGGACGCTGCGGGGACGCTGATTTTCTCGCCAGCGTCCCCACAGAAAATCCAACGCGCTCAATGCTTTGAGTGCTACGTGGACACGGTGGGGACGCTGGGGACGCTCCTTTCTCTTTCTTTTCTAAATAGAGAAGGTAGAGGGGGAGAGGGAGGCTATCGCTCTACGCTCGCACCGCCTTGGGCAGGGGGACCACCTTCGCGGCCTCGCCATCACAGAACCGCGCCCACCGCTTCATCAGGTCGCGGCGCTTCTCCAGCAGGTCGCCCCGTCGATAGGCGGCCTCCACCTTGTCCTTGATGGTGTGGGCGAGCGCCATCTCGGCCACCTCGCGCGGGGCGTTGGTCCGCTCGGCCGCCCAATCCCGGAAGGCGGAGCGGAAGCCGTGCGCGGTCGCCTCCAGCGTACGCATCCGGTAAGCGCCGCCTTGGCAAAGTAGGGTCCGACGTCTGAGTTTTGCGTGGCGCGTCATCGCGCGGACGCAAACGAGTGGCAAACGTCATGGCTTACCAGCGGGTCGAGGTTCTGACGGGGACGGAGCGGCGGCGGAACTACACGCCGGCGGAGAAGGTCCGGATGGTCGAGGAGGCGTTCCGCCCCGGCGTGGTGGTGACGGAGGTGGCCCGCCGGCTGGGCGTGCACGAAAGCCTGCTGTATCGCTGGCGGGGGCTGATGAAGGCCACGGGGATCGCCGTGGGCGAACCGCCCAGCTTCACTGCGGTGACCATCACGCCGGAGCCGACCGTCACGGAACTGCCGGTCGTGGAGCCCCGTGCGCCATTGCCGCCTCCGGCGACGTCGGCCACGAGCCCGGCGATCCTCGAGGTCATCCTGCCCAGCGGGGCACGCCTGCGTCTGGAAGGGCCGGTCGACCCGGCCCTGGCGGCGGCCGTCATCGGTGCCCTGGCATGATCCCGGTGCCGAGCGGGGTGCGGGTGTGGCTGGCCAGCGGGCACACCGACATGCGCAAGGGCTGGGCGAGCCTGGCGTTGCTGGTGCAGGAACGCTTCGCCCAAGACCCGCACAGCGGCCATCTCTTCATCTTCCGCGGGCGCCGCGGCGATCTGGTGAAGATCATCTGGTATGACGGCCAGGGCAGTTGCCTGTTCATGAAGAGGCTGGAGCGGGGCCGTTTCATCTGGCCCACGCCGGCGGACGGCGCGGTGTCGATCTCGGTTGGGCAGATGGGCTATCTGCTCGAAGGCATCGACTGGCGCAACCCGCAGAAGACTTGGCGTCCCGAGACCGCAGGGTGACTGCGACACGGTGAATCGACGGGCCGGTTCAGGGGAGATTGCGACGGCTCGAAGGCGTGATCCCAGGTAAACTGGCGCCATGACCGCCGCCCCGCCCCCTGCCGCCGTGGCCGACGACATCGCCAGCTTGCGCGCCGCCTTGGCGCAGGCCGAGGCGCGGGCGGACGCGGCGGAAGCCGAAGCGGCGCGGGCCAGGGCGATGGCTTCGAACACCGAGGCGCTGATCGCCAGCCTGAAGCTGGAAATCGAGAAGCTCCGGCGCGAGCTCTACGGCACGCGCTCCGAGCGCAAGGCACGCCTGCTGGACCAGTTGGAGTTCCAGCTTGAAGAGCTGGAAGCGACGGCCAGTGAGGACGAGTTGGCAGCCGAGCAGGCCGCTGCCCGAACCACCGGGGTGACGGCCTTCACCCGCAAGCGGCCCTCGCGCCAGCCCTTTCCCGGCCACCTGCCGCGCGAGCGCGTCGTTGTGCCGGCCCCCGCGACCTGCCCGTGCTGCGGCTCGGACAAGCTGTGCAAGCTGGGCGAAACGATTACCGAGACGCTGGAGGTGATCCCGCGCCAGTGGAAGGTGATCCAGACGGTGCGCGAGCGGTTCTCCTGCCGGGCCTGCGAGACGATCAGCCAGCCGCCGGCACCGTTCCACACCACCCCGCGGGGCTGGGCCGGCCCCAACCTGCTGGCCACCATCCTGTTCGAGAAGTTCGGCCAGCATCAGCCGCTGAACCGGCAGGCCGAACGCTTCGCGCGGGAGGGCGTGCCGCTCAGCCTGTCCACCCTGGCCGACCAGGTGGGCACCGCCGCCGCGGTGCTGAAGCCGCTGCACGACCTGATCGCGGCGCATGTGATGGCGGCTGAGCGGTTGCATGGGGACGACACCCCGGTGCCCGTGCTGGCCAAGGGCAAGACCGATACCGGGCGCCTGTGGGTGTATGTGCGCGATGACCGGCCGTTCGCCGGCCAAGCCCCACCGGTGGCGCTGTTCCACTATTCCCGCGACCGCAAAGGCGAACATCCCGAACGGCACCTGGCCGGCTTCAAAGGCTGGCTGCAGGCCGATGCGTTCGCCGGCTACAACCGGCTGTACGAACCCGAGCGACAGCCGGGGCCGATCAGCGACGTGCTGTGCTGGGCGCATGCCCGGCGCGGCTTCTTCAAGCTGGCCGACATCGCTACGAACACCAGGCGCGGCAAGGATGCCCCGCCGATCTCGCCGCTGGCGCTGGAGGCCGTGACGCGCATCGACGCCCTCTTCGATCTCGAGCGTGCCTTGAACGGCAAGCCGGCGGCCGAGCGGCTGGCGGCACGCCAGGAGCATGGCGTCACCCTGGTAGCCGCGCTGGAGGGCTGGATGCGGACGGAGCGGGCCCGGCTCTCCCGCCATGCCCCCGTGGCCAAGGCGATGGACTACATGCTGACGCGCTGGGACGGCTTCACCCGCTTCCTCGGCGATGGCCGGCTGTGCCTGACGAGCAACGCCGCCGAACGCGGCCTGCGCGGGATCGCCCTCGGGAGGAAGGCGTGGCTGTTCTGCGGCTCCGATCGCGGCGGCCAGCGGGCGGCGATCATGTATGGCCTGATCACCACCGCCAAGCTGAACAACGTTGACCCGCAGGCCTGGCTCGCCGACGTGCTGGCGCGCATCAACGACATGCCACAAAACCGCCTGCACGAACTCCTGCCCTGGGAGTGGAAGGCGATGCGCGAGCAGGCAAAAGCTGCCTGACCGCGGTACTCAGCGGATGCTTACCCTCCAGCTTCATGCGGCGTAGAAGCATGGTCAGCGTCATGTCCGACATGGGTTTGCCGGGCTTGCTGCCCTCGAACACCAGGGCGTTGGGGTCGTCGGGCTTCCGCGCCAGCTCGCGGGCTTCCTGTAGGATCTCGACGGCACGCGGTGCCAGCGGCACCACATGGACCTTGCCCGCCTTCATCCGCTCGGCTGGGATCGTCCAGAGCTTCGCGTCGAGGTCGATCTCGGACCAGCGGGCGCCGCGCATCTCCCCGGATCGCACCGCCGTCAGGATAAGGAACTCCAGCGCCAGCTTGACCAGGGGGCCGGTCTGGTCGGTCTCCCGAAGCCTGGACAGGAATGCGGGCACGTCGGCGAAGGGAAGGGCGGCGAAGTGCTCCACGGCGTCCTTCTGCTTGGGCAAGCCCTTGGTGACGGATCGCACCGGGTTCTCTCCCTCCCGGAAGCCTTTGGCCGAAGCCCAATCCAGCACCGTACCGACTCGCTGGCGCACCCGGCGGGCCGTCTCGGGCTTCTCCAGCCAGATCGGCAACAGCACGTCCCGTACCTCGGGTGTCCCGATCTCGTCCACCTTCACCGGCCCCAGCGCCGGGAAGACGTGGGCTTCCAGCGTCGCCAGCCATTGCACCGCATGCTTCTCGTTCTTCCAACTCTCCTTGTGCTCGCCGTGGCAGGTGCGCGCGGCGTCCTCGAAGGACGGCACCACCCGCCGGACCTTGCGCCGCTCGGCCAGCGGGTCGCCTCCGTTGCGCGCCAGCTTCCGCATGTCGAGCGCCATCTCGCGCGCCTCGGCCAGCGTGACCAGGGACGCGGAACCGAGACCGATGTCGCGGCGCTTCCCCTGGATCATCAGGCGCAACAGCCAGCGCCGGGCGCCGGACGGGTCCACCTCCAGATAGAGCCCGTTGCCGTCAGCATGCCGGCCGGGCTTGGCGGAGCGCACCGTTACCGCCGTCAATGCCTTTTCGGGATGGCGCCCGTTCCGCTTCGGCAA